GGCGGGTGACCTTGTCCAGTTGCATCAGGGCATCCAGCCGATCCTTCCGCAGAGCGGCGAGGCACTCCAGCGCCCGGATGCGGTCTCGGGTGCTGGTGTTCGGGTCATCGACGATGGCCTGCAGATCGGACGGCAGCCGGCGCGAGGACTCGGGCGGCAGCTCCCATCCGCCGTAGACGGCGTCCTGCAGGATGGAGAGATACCGCTTGTTCTCCGCGGCCTTGACGGGGTCCCGGCTGAAATCCCCCTCTGTCCCCCGCGAGGGATTGCTGCTAGTCATGTCGTAACTCCTTGCATCATACGGTCCTTCGCTCCGCACGGTCGATGACGCGCATGATGCTGCGGGCCTCGGTCGCCCATGTCAGGGCTGACGTGCGGATGGCGAACATGTTCAGGCGGCCCCGGACCTCGGCGAGGGTGCGGCGCAGGCGCTCGGCTTCCTCTTCGGCGGTCTCGTTGGGGCGGCGTGCGGGCAGGGTCATGGTATCGGTGAAGCCGTCGGGTCCGGGCACGTCGATCTCGTGCTCGGCGAGGAGGCGGATCAGGCGGTAGTTCTGCGCCTGGCACCGGGCGAGTCGCTCGTCGGCGGTTTCCCTACTCATGGGCGGGAGGGGCTTCGGGGTGACGGGGCAGTCCGGGCCAGCCGAGGCGCTTGCACGTGATCCGCCAGTTGCGTGCCCACGGGGCGCAGTCATCCTCGAGGACGTACTCGGTGAAGCGTCGGCGCACGGCATCGGCGTCCTCCACGAGGTGTTCGATCAGGTCGGCGGCCTCGTCATCCATCCCGAGCCGGAGGCGAGCGGTGATGTAGGCCGGGTCCTGGTTCATGGGTGCGCCGTGCATCGGCCGAGGTAGAAGCCGATGCCGAGCACCGCGGCCCACCAGCACAGGGCGAAGAGGACGCCGAGCCGACGCATCCACAGCTCGGCGCGTTCGCGGCGTCGGGCCTGCTCGTAGTGCCTGCGGAGCTGTTCGACCGGGTCCTCGATCATGGTGCGCCATCATCATCCCCTGCCTTGCGGGCGAGCGGAAGGGTCCGTGCCTCGTAAGCGGCGATCCGTTCGCCGATCCAGGCCATGCAGTTCACGGCCATGCTGTTCCCGAGCGCCTTGTAGCGCGGCCCATCCGGGCAGTCCTCGGCCGGCTTCTTGCGCCACGGGATCGCCGTGTAGTCATCGGGGAATCCCTGGAGGCGTTCGCACTCGCGGGGCGTGAGGCGGCGGACGGTCATGGCCTGCGCCACCGCCGGCGTGTTGCACCGCTGCAATGGTCCCGTGCCTTCGACGGTGATTCCCAGCCCATCGTTAGCCTTGCCGTAGCCGCCGCCGTTCTGCCAGTTGAAGCCCACCGCCACCGTGGTCGCCCGCGTGTCGCCCTGATCGAACAGGGATAGCGTTGGGTTGACCTGCCCATCGACCCAGGTCTCGTCATCGGTCACGGACTGCGCCCGCTTGGCCTTGGTGAAAGGCACGGGAATGTACGCGCCGTGGCCGTCCAGCTCCGTGTGCGAACGCAGGCCGCGGTTGCCGAGCGTTCCGGCGGTTGGCTGGGTAGTCAGGTTGTAGCACTCGTCCCCGGCTGGTCCGCCTGTTCCCTTTGCCCACTTGCTGCTGACTGTTCCAGCGCAGCCTTCAGCATCGGCGGCAGAGCCTTGCCCCTTCGCTCGGCGCGGCGCAAGATCCCGCTGCACGCTTTCGCGCTCAAAGAGAACCGCTGCGGCAGCGGCTGGGTCTCCAAGACATCCGACAACGAAGACACGTCTCCGGCGCTGCGGGACGGCGCGGGGATGCCCGTGTGTTCGGCACCATTGAGCGTCCAGGACTCGGTAGGCCCACCCATACCCCAGCTCCCCCAGCGCCCCGAGGAAGGAACCAAAGTCCCGTCCTCCTCCCGATGACAGGACTCCGGGGACGTTTTCCCAGACAACCCATCGAGGCCGAAGACGTTGAGCGATCTCAAGGTAGGTAAGCATGAGTCCGCCGCGGGCATCGGACAGACCTCGGCGGAGTCCCGCAACGGAAAAAGACTGGCATGGGGTTCCCCCCACCAGAATGTCAATTGTCCCTGGTCCAAGAGGCCATTCCTTGTGCTTGGTCATGTCCCCGTAGTTGGGGACGTTGGGGTAGTGATGCGCCAGCACGGCGCTGGGGAACGGTTCGATCTCGCTGAAGCCGACGGGCTGCCAGCCAAGCGGATGCCACGCGACGGTCGCCGCTTCAATGCCAGAGCAGACCGAGAGGTATCTCACCCCCGCCTCCGTCGCTTGACGCCGATGGTCAGGCCGGCGAGTCGCGCCATTTCAAGCGCCATGCGGAAGGATGGCTCGCGCTTGCCCGTGCTGGTGCCCGGGTCGGCGAGCAGGCACTCGGCCGTGTGCGCGGCGCAGATGCCCGCCTCGGCGCAGCGGCGGACGAACTCGTAGCGGCTGACGCCCTGCTGGCGCAGGTGCTCCTGCATCGCCAGCTTCCAATCGACGGGGTTCTCGAGGTCGGTGAACTTCATGGGCGCAGGGTACGCACGGACGGGGGTGGCGTCAACCGTCCGGCTGGGGAGGACAGATCGCGCTAGGTTGAGGCTTGACATCGGTGCGCGGGGCGTTACCATGCGCCCGTCCGCCTGTTTGCGGATTGAGCGGTTGGCACTGCTCACCATCAAAACGACCGGGCGCGAGGCGGGATTGTCCGCCAACCGCTCTCCCGCCTCCGCCCTGGTCACTTTGGAGCGCACATGACACCGTGGTTCCCCTTCTACGCCAGCGACTTCTACGCCAGCACCGTTGCCTGGCCGCCTGAAGTCGTGGGCGCGTACATCCGCCTGCTTTGCTTTGCGTGGGAGAATGGCGGCATTCCGGCCGACCCGAAGGCCATCGACCGCATCGCCGGCGGCGTGACCGACGAGGGCTGGGACGCGATCCGGTCGCGCCTCGTGCTGCTGGACGGTGACCGTGACGGTGACCGACACGGTCAGCGTGTGCAGCGGTGGGTGCATCCGCGCATGGAGCGGGAGCGGGAACGCACCGACACCATCCGCAAGGCCCGGCAGGATGCGGCCGCCGCCACCAATAGGAAGCGCGGGCGCGGTGACCGTGACGGTCAGCGTGACGGTGACCGCATCGGTGAGCGGGTCGCTGACCGGGTCGTAACCACAACCACAACCACAGATAAACCCCCCGTAGCCCCCCTGAAGGGGGGCGGGCGGGCGGGGATGTCTCGACGGGAGAGGAAGGCGGCCGAAGCCGCCGAGCGTGCCGACCCGAACTGGGTGCCATTCTGACGAAAGGACCGACCGATGGACCGCGTGACCTGGAACGACAACAAGTCTCTGATGGTGAAGCTCTGGCCCCGGTGGAAGCCGGACGAGGCGCTGGCCGCCCTGCTGAACGCCCGGTGGTCGCACCTGCGGCAGGACAAGCTGCGGGAGTGCATCGAGAACCACCGCTTCGAGCGCGACAGCAGCCCGGACGTTTCGGCCATCCAGGCCGCCTACGCTCGGGTCACGCAGGGCGACCGCGACGCCAGCGTTGGCGAGGCCGAGGTCCAGCGCACCCGGGCGCAGCAGCCCGAGGCGATCACGCCGGCCGAGGGTGATGCCTGGGACCGCCACGTGGAGCGGGTGCTGGCGACGGCGACGGCCGACGAAATCGCCCGGTGCCGGGAGCGGCTGCCGTGGCTGACCCTGTCCAACCGCCGGATGCTTGGGCTGGCCGTGGAGTACTGCCGCCTGCACCCCAAACTTATTTCGCTCATCGACTGAAATATCCCCTGCACCACCCTTGCGCCTGCGCCGGGGTAGGGTAGGATTCCCGCGCCGGATCGGATTCCGGCCCGTGCCCGCCGGATGCGGGGAACAGGAGAGCATGATGCACAGCCGATTCAGCCCGCCGCAGATCCGCGAGGCGACCGACGAAGACACGCCCGACTCCCTCCGGGAGCTGCGCCCCGCCATGCCGATCAGCGTGGCCCCGACCATCGCACTCGTCACCCGGGACGCCGTCCTCTGTGTGGTGGAGGACCG